TGATCCACTCTTCCTTGAAGATGTCCGAACCCGCATTGGTAAAAGAAGCCATGTACTCTTGCTTAAAAGCGAAGGTACTAAGGGTTTTCTTAGCACTTTCTATCTCTTTTTGGTCAATTAAAGGGTTATCAGCGGTCGTAAAGTGCCAACTCTTCCAATCAGGATCATCCTCGCTCTCACCTAGTTTAAAGGTGTCATAGAACCAATTTCTGCCCTTTGGAGTGCCAATAAAGAGTGCTCTACCCCGTTTATCAGACAAACTGGCACGAATGACCTGTTCCCAAGCCTCAGGCTTAATGTCGGCAACCTCGTCTAGTACGGCATAGGTCAAAGACACACCACGAAGGGTATCAGGTCTATCCGCACCACGAACGTATATCCTAGCCCCGTTTATCAGGGTAATGTCTAAGTTGTTCACATGGGAAGACTGAATCACCTCTCTACCAAGGTCTAGCAATAAGTCCCAGATAATCTGTCTTGACTGTCCCATAGTAGGAGAAACGTAGAGAACCGCAGAGCCTTGTGGACACTTGAGTCCTTCAATAAGTAGGGTAACTGCCGCCATCCTACTCTTTCCACATCGACGCCCAGCAGCCACAACCTTGAATCTCGTTTTGTCGGCAAAAACTTGCTGTTGCCAGGGCAATAGAGAGAAATTAAGATCAGCCATATTTAGCCTCTACATCTTCAGGTTGTTCAGTGTCTACTACCAGTGGTTCTTGCCCTAAACCAGTGATATTGATGGTTACGGCACTTCTCTGGCTCTTGTCTTTCTCAAACAAAGAAACAGGCAGAGTCCTATCTAAACACATCTTTAAAGCTACTAATTGATGAGGATGGTCATCATTAAGGGCTATCTCTATCACCTTCTGAGCCACATCCTTACCTCCACTCCTAATCATCAGCTCTTTAAGCTCCTTCAGACGTTGATGGTCTGTCTTAGGTAGTGTCATAGGAGGATTGTCAGCAAACCTCTGTATGGTCATCTTGACGCTTCCCTTTGGTCTTCCTCTTCCTCGTTTTAGAGCTTCCATTTATCCTCCTTGGATGGTTTTAGCTTTTTCAGAATCTAGGAGGGTACACAAATATCTACCAACACAACCTACCCCCTCCCCCCCTGTGTTTCCATACAGCATAGGGTTTACCCTCATGTCTTTTTATACAGTACTGTCCAGGCATACAGTCATAGGGTTTACCCTTACCTTGTCTAAATGCGAATGATTCTTATTTGCAATTAGAAGGGTGCGAGTTATCGATGCACCTTTATCGGGGTACTTGATCTAATGCTTGTCATTGTCTTATTCCCTTATGTATTCCCTCTTACTGTTTCCCTTACTAGTTCACTTGAATTGGGGTTGTTTGTTGTTCCCGCCCTAATATTTAAAATACTCAACTCCATGCCTGGTCTAAACCCTTCATTGTGAGCATGACTGTATAAGTCTAATACGTTCTCAAAACCACGGCATAAATTACCCTTACCAGCCGCTAATAGAACCATTCGCTGGGGGTTTGTCAGTGTTCGCTGGAAATACTTAGTTGCAGGGTTTGAAGGTCTACCCATTGTTTCCCCTTAAATAATTTAAATAAATTGTACTTTATTAGGGTTTGTCCTAATAGTTTTTTCTTTTTTAGGCCATAAAATTCTTATACGTTCAATCGGAACGTGCAACAAATAGGCGTTACATCATGAAAATCACTGAGCAAAAAAACGGCAATTACACTACCTTTGAACGGGTAGCACACAATGGTTATTACATTGTCAAACTGTACAAACGGGGCGAATTGGCCGATAAGATCATGACGGATACTTATCAGGCAGCAAGGGATTATTTGCGTTCTTTTAACCTTATCGCTAAAAACGGATAAGGGGCAAACAATGAAATATTTTGGCATTAACTATTTTTGCAATCACAAACACCATGCGGATGCAATTTGGGCAAATGATCGTTATGAGCTGGAAAAGCAAATTTTGACCATGCACCCTAATGCAACAGCTATCTACATTTGGCTACTCTAAGGGGCTAAAAATGTACGATCACTTTTTAGACTACGCTGCAGCCCTTGCAATAGCCCTTGTGCTTTGCATAGGTTTACTCTCTTATTTTGACGTTTTGGTCAAATAATCTCTTTTCTTTTTCTTTTTATCAATAGGTGTCACATGGGAAAATTATCAGTTCATGGTCAAGAGATCGGTCGCATTACAGCGTTGACAAGCGTAAAAGCTTATTTCAGCGATGGGAAAATTCTAAAAAACATAGGTTTTGGTTGGAAATTACACGCAAAAGTAAAAGAGGGTATCGATCCTAATTTTGCTTATGAAAAAGCGGTTACCCGTCAAAATGAATTTTTTAAAAGTAAACCAGCATTAAAAGAGTACAAAAAAGCTTTGCATTCGCTTGCTGGGGTGAATAAGCGATGGAAATTACATCAAACCATTACCCTCATGCATGACGATAGCGACGGGGTTTGGTCGGAATGTTGCAATGGTTACAGCGAAAACGTACACGCTGACATCGATGAAATTTCCCAATTGTGCGCTTTATACGTTGAAGCTTTAAGCGAATCTAAAGAGTTAACCGCTGAAACCGCTTAAGGGTTTCCACTGATTTACTAGGGGTTTCATACCCCTAGAATTGTATTTTTTAACTGTCAATAGGCGTCAAATGATCAAAATTTCAAATACTTCAAAATTAAACGCACGTTCTTGGAGCTTGCAAGCCCTTGATACTTGCCCTGGCTCATGGGCTGCACCTGGTGAGCTTGTCGATGCCTGTAAGGGCTGCTATGCCACAACTGGAAACTACAATTATCCAAACGTGAAAGCGCCTAGATTGTCTAATCGGGAAGACTGGCAACGGCTTGACTGGGTTTCCGATATGGTTACCGAACTAGATCAAGACAGATACTTTCGCTGGTTTGATTCTGGAGACGTTTATACGTTAGGTTTAGCAGAAAAGATCCTAGAAGTTATGATTCAAACCCCTTGGGTTAATCACTGGCTGCCCACCCGTATGCATAAATTTCCCAAATTTGCTCACGTTTTCGCACAAATGGAAGCTTTGCCCAATGTAAAGGTTAGATTTTCCAGCGATTCTATTCAAGGGGAATATATCGAGGGTTTGCATGGATCAGTTATTGGCCCCGATGTATCTACATTTCAGGCTAGAGATGGGGTTAAATTATGCGAAGCATATGTTCACGGCGGTAACTGTAACGGCTGTAGGGCTTGCTGGAGCAAAGATATTCCCTTGATTGCATACCCAGCGCATGGCCAAAAAATGGCACGGGTTATCAAGCTCAAGCAAATTTAAGGGGCGCTGATGATCTATGCAATTGCAGCCCTAATCTTACGAATACTGACAAAACGCTAACCTTCTAACCCGCCATTGTGCGGGTTTTTCTTTGCCTGAAATAAGCCAAAAACCTTAAAACCTTATTGCACTATTTGCCTACCTCAAAAAAACGGCTTAAAAGGGGCTTAAATCGCCTCTGGTGGGTATTTCCTCGCTTAGTTTGCGTATGGTTTCATTCAGTGCTGACAGTTCATCCATTTTATAGACGTTCCACAATCTGCGTTGACCATGTATTCCGTTTAAACTTCCACGATGACAATCTGCACAAAGTGGCATTGATGTAAACCATTGGCCTTGATTGATCTCATGGCATTCGCTAGGTGCTGATGCGTCACAAATAATGCACGACATGGCCTTGATCCTAGCGATGTGTAATCTCTCGCTTGCTGTAGGTTTGGCCTTGTTTTTGCTTTGCATTACTGGGTTGCTTTTTGCTCTATACGGGCTGAGTATTGGGCGGTTCTCCAGCACTCTACCTTGGCTTGGGCTGCTGTCATTAGCCAGCGATAGCGTTCCTCTATTTCAACGGCTACCCTGATTCCTTCGAGTATTTCTACATATTCGGGGTGAGCATAAGCAAACGTGTCCTGCTTTCCCAGTACTTCAGTACCCGCAAGGCTTTTTAATTGTGCGTGTTTTGATCGCCTGAATTCCTCTAAGAACATACGATCAGACTTAGCCTTGGCATACAGTGGTGCTGTTTTTATGATGAACTCTATTGCAAGTGTAGGTTCGTTCATTTGATAAACCCTTCATAGTGTCGGTAAGTAGGGGCTACTTCATCTCTACCGCATCTCCTACCATGCTCGTTAGCCTCTTGCAAAGCCTGAAAAGCCCATTTGCAGTTAGTACATACCCAATAGGGCGGGTTGCCTGGTGCGTCTTTCTTTTGCTCAATCATAGGTAACGACCCTTTGTCGGATAGTTAAGGCGCAATCTTGCATAGTTTCTCTCTCTACTCGGGCAAATTGTGGTTGATCGGGCCACTCTAGGGTCATGTTTTCGACCAGTTTTGCGTCTTCCTCTCTCTGTTGTTTAGCAACTAGGATAGCAAAGCGTTCAAGTGCTTTGGGGTGCGTTATGTGACAAGCTGGTAAATTAGCCTTTTGTGCCATTTTGTAAACTTCGTCTTTAGTCATGTTCTTTCCCTTATCAAGTCCATTTGAACGTAACCAGTTGAAGCATCCAAAATTTCAATTATTTCATTGCGTTCATGCTCTGCTATCAGTTTGGCAAAGGCTTGCAGTTGTTCGGTGTAAAACGAGTAAATGAATTCACCACTTGGATGAATCCCATAAGCGGCAGTCTGTTGTGCCATCTTTTCGAGTTCATCTAGTTTCATACATCCTCGGTCTTATAGTTGAGTTTGTGATTCTGAAAACGCATGGCCGCTTCAATATCCAGTTCTTTATAAGCCTCTTCTGACATACATCCAACAATGTCACGCCCTGAGTACCAGACTTCCTTCACAGACTCGTTATAGGTGGATTTGTCCTCGTCTATTTCGTATTCGTAAACTACTGTCACTACTTCGCTACCTTGACCAATAGTTGTGTCAAATTCCCATGTATTCATAATATTCACCCTTGTTAAAAATTTAATGTTATTCCTTTTGTGGAATGTTTTGAATAGGGATATACCCTTAGTTTAGGCATTCCTTAACGCAAATATCAACGCCTGGCAGACTTGAATAAACCTTCGTAACGTGGATGTTTATGATCTGCGAATCGTCATGGTAGACAACCCCGTTCATGCCATCTTCTACGCTTTTTAGGATGTTACTTGCGTCAGGCTTCTTTGTTGGCTTCTCTGACCCATCAGAAATGGCTTGTAGTCTCTTTTTGGTTGCCGATGCAGGGATTGGCACTCGAATGTAAAGATACAGGCTCACAGGGGTTTCTAGCGGTTCTGAGCTACCCATTGCCTCTATTGCAGAATCTTTGATTAAGGTTTCATAGGTTCTTGTCTTTTCAGGGGTGTAAGTTTGCACAAAGTTGCCCCTCTTGACGTATCTAGCCCTTTGTTTGCCAACAGGGTTAGCGTCTACTTTAAAATTCACCATAAAGGTCATAAAAGTGTTCCATTTTGCATTTGTTGCATATAAGCCCTGATGCGATCTCTCGCACCAGTTCCATAAATTCGTTCTGCTCTCTCAAGTCTGGCACGAATGAGATCACGATTCTTTGATGACTCCCAATTTCGATAAAGCTCTCTTGCCTCGGCTTGCTCAAGAATTACCCTATCGCTTGCACCTTGAATGTTTCTTCTACTCCAAGTCACCAGTTAACTCCAGTGCTTTGTTTATCAGATGTAGCGGAAAGGGGACTCCATCCTTTACTTTGTCCAACAGTTTCATTGCGTCATAGTGAGACATTTTTTAGTTTCTTTTCTAAGACATAAGACCAAACTGCACCACCAGAAACCTTTGCAATGAACTGAAGCGCCACAATTTCAGGCATCAAAACGCCAAACGCTATAGTTGGGAACAACAAAGAATCCACCGCAGCACCAGCAGTATTGGAGATGTTTGCTCGCTTAATCCATGCACCTGTTGTTTTTACAAATACTGCCCAATCCACTAAAGCGGCAACCAAGAATGACACGGCAGAAGCTACTGCAATCATGCCTGCGGCAGGGTTCAGCAAATAAGTTAAACCTCCAGTTCCGATAATCAAACACCCCATTTGCCAAGTTTTAAGACGTACATGAAGCCAATCTCTTAATGTCAGATCAAGTCCGATTAGAAAAAAGGCGTTTATTGGGCTAATTGATGGGCCAAAGGTTGCCACCAAAAGGTTTGCCAAGGTCATTGCCACGGCATAAATAATTAAAGCAAAAATCATAAAAGTGTTTCCTGTTCCATTGGTTGATAAAAATTCCATTTAGAAGGGGCATTAAATGCCTCGATCCTAGAACGCATGATTTGCGCCCTTGCTTCCTTGGTAGGCGGCAAATAATTGCCATGCTTCCAATGCACATCAATCCCCACATTTCTGCCAATATTGGTGCTATCGGCTGATGAAAATGGTAGTTTGGTAAAGATTGCAGGGTCTAGCATCCTCAAACCATGCAGTTTGCAAGCAGGTCTTCCCATGTCATCACAAATAACCCGCATTGCCTGGCTCATCTTGACCCACCAAAGAGATGTACCTACTGTAGAAAACTCTCCAGAACTGCCAATGCAGACCCGAACATAGGTGTTTGCCAGTTGTTCTAGTCTCTCAAGGGATTCGTGCATATGCCAAACTGGTGCGCCAAACCACTTAGGCAATGGGCAGTCTTTCAGCAGGGCATCGTTGTTTGCCTCGTTTCCATCAATGACATCGGGAATAACTGCAAAGTCGCAAGAAGGGACTTTTTTAAGGTCTAGCGACCAATCGTAGAAAGGCTGCCAATCAGTAATTGGTTTACCTTGTCTCCAAGCAGAGAATGCTCCATTGTCTATGGCGAAGGACTGACAGACCTCGATAGCTGATGCAAGTTGGTCAGAATGAGCAAACGAAACAAACGCATGACCACCTTCTATTGCTTTGACTGCTACTGTGGCAGGAGTTATTGGTAAGCCGTGATAGTGGATCACGTTTTGCTCCTTAATTGAGCCATAGCCTGTCGGATGTGTTCAGGCATTGGTACGGCTTTTTTTCTATCAGCATCAATCTTTGCCAATGCAGGATCAATTTGTGCTTCAACTTTGATCCCGAAGCCTTCAGGAATCTCAGCCCCATCCCATCTCTGTTGGTTCAGGTAGACCAAAGGTGCGGGAATAAAAGCACCATCGTCTTTTCTCCAAGCATCGGTTGTTTTCATCCACTCTATGTGTTTGATGATCTGGTCTGCACAGGTTTCACAGTAAAACTTCTTCCACTTAACCAAACAAGCAGACTTCCCGCCTTTTCTAAACGACTTAGGCCATGTTGCCCAAAACTTCTCAAAGTTGTCCATGTCCATCCTTTTTTAAATGATCCATAACAATAAACAACTTCCCCATATTTGTTAATCAGTACTTTCCCTATATATGCTAGTTCAGTTCAGTCGGGTTCGAATTGGCAAATACTCACCTAATCCTGAGTTAACAAGATTAGTGAGTACCTATGCTAGTTTCAGACAAGTCTGGGACATACATTGGGCTATACCTTACTGATTGCATAGCTTGCAGGATTACACGCCTCAGAGCGTCCTGTCTGCCCGTTCCTGCATCCCTTTCGGGTCACTCATGTGGGCTTGGCTTGGGACAGTTCCCCCGTAGCCTCTCAACACAGTTACGGCGGCCTTACGAGCGGTCTACCTGTGTCCAGTCTCTTATGGCTAGGTTCTGAGTCCTACTTTATTTGCAACGAACTTTGGTCTGCAATCCAATCAGTCCCCAAAAGCAAAAACCCCATAAATCACTCTGTGGTCTTGGCTCTTGGCGAGAGCAACAACAAACGATTGAACGGAATCAAAAGTTCGCCTGTTGTCAGGCAAGACCACACAGAAATCTATGGGGTTCTCTATTCCGTTCATCGCCTGATGCCACTCAGACGATTTGGATTATACACAAAACAAAGAAGTGTCAAGAAGTTTTTTCAAATAAATTGATTATTTGTGATTTCATTTGTTTTCGGTCTGCCAAACAAACGAATAGCTTGGTTGTTCATAGAAGCATACTCAGCCTTAGAGAAGATGCCCTTGGCGTTTCTAATGTCAAACGGGGTTAGCAGATCACGAGGCTCTTCTACCTTTTCAGCCTCAATCATGTGTGGTGCTAGGGTGTACTGAGAAACCCATGACCGACCCATTTTAACTTTTCCAATTGTTAATTTTTTCTTGTAACTCATCTTGGTGCAACAAGCTGCAATGGACAATCTTGGTATACCTGTTAAATCCTCTATTTGGTAGGATGTAAGTGGGCCATTCTGTAAGGCTCTGATTACTGCTTCTTGGGTCATTTGTAAAGGTTCTCCAGGTTGATTGTTCGGTTTAGATGGAGTTCTAGCGTTCTGGCAAGCAAAGCCGTTACAGCCGCATCAAAGTCCTCTGGTTCGGTTGTATAAGCATCTGCCATTGTTTGAGCGTACCCATGCAAGGCTTCAGCGCATCGTTTTTCAAGTATTTCAGTTTTCATGCTCAGAATACTACTGTTGTTTTTATACAAAACAATAGGGGTTTATCCCTATATAAAAGTGTAAAAAGGTGTGGCACATTATCGATGTGGGCAGTAAAAAACCCACATTTTAATAAACCTACAGGAGTGAATATGAAGACATTGTTTGAACAGTACAGAGAGCAATTCTCTGACATCCTATATTGCTGTTACTGCTTAGAGCCAAAGGGCGAAAGTTATAGATGTTGCGATGAAAATCACTTTATCGAGTTTAAAGACTTAGATATTGAGGAGCAAAAAGAAATCATCAATGCTGAGTTAGACGAAAATCAAAGGAGTTAATATGAGTACCTACACACAAGACCCAAACCAACCAGGCACTTTGGTTGAGCGCAAAGACCTCATTGCAAAGTTGTTGACAAAGAACGTCAATGACCACGTTGAGAAAAAGAATGGTCTGAGTTACCTATCATGGGCTTGGGCATGGGCAGAAGCCCTCAAAGCTGATGCAGACGCTACTTATCGGGTAGAGATGTTTGATGGCAAGTGCTTCATGGACATCAACGGCACAGCAATGGTGTTCGTTACAGTCACCATGTTTAAAAAGCCAATGACTTGCCAGTTACCCGTGATGGACTATCGGAACAAAGCCATTCCCAATCCTGATGCTTTTGCGGTCAACACAGCAATCATGCGTTGCATGACCAAAGCCCTGGCACTACATGGACTCTCTCTGTACATCTATGCGGGTGAAGACCTCCCCGAAGAGGGCAGATCAGTCGTTATCACACCTACTCAGGGCGCAATGGATAATATTCCCCCAGAGGAAGTACAGTACTTGCAAGAGATGGCAGTCGAATTAATTGCCACTTGTGAGCAAGGTGACCCCAAGGCAGCTTGGGTTAAGTTAGAGGGAGAGAACCTAGACGATCAACAAAAAATTGCTCTGTGGACACTCCTACCCAGTAAAGTGCGTTCAGCTTTGAAAAAGGCTAAGGAAATTTAATATGGACAATAAACAAAATCAACGGGACAACAGTGGGGTCTTGTTCAAATCCGACAAAATTGAAAACGAAAGGTCTCCTCAGTACAAAGGAAATATTACAGTAGATGGCAAAGACTACTGGATTTCAGCTTGGATTAAGGAAGGAAAGTCAGGCAAGTTTATGGGCTTGGCAGTATCTCCTAAAGAGGAATACAAACCAAAGCCTTCTGAGCGTTCCAAAACAACAGGGTTTGATGACGAAACAATGCCCTTTTAAGTTAATATAAACCCGAGGGGAACGTTGTGCAAAGAGTTTTCGAGCTTGCAGACGAGCAGTTAGTACCCTCACCAATAGGAGTGAATAATGAATGATATTTTTGGCAGCATGAAGCAATCAATGGAGAGATTCTTTGGTACGCCAGCGTTTAAACTGGTTAGAAGAGAAGACCCTACAACGAGCCATCAGGCGGCTCAAGCAGTTGATACCACCAAGCTAGAAACAATGGTCTATGAGGCCATTAAAAGCCATCCAGAGGGGTGTATCTCAGACGACATACTTAGTATGTTCCCAAACTACCCATATTCCTCAATAACAGCAAGGTATCGTGCTTTGTTAGACAAGGGATTTATTGAAGTTTCGGGTGTCAAACGAGGTCGGTTTGGCAGAAATCAACGAATTATGAAGGCGACAAAATGATAGAACTACCACCATATTCCAAGATCAGCTACCCTTCAGTCCCTCTAAAAGACTTTAAATGGGAGTCAGGATCGGATGTCCAAGCCCTTTGGAGAAAGCATGGATGGACTCCACCCTCGGAGAATATGATTCCCCCACCACCGCCACCAGATAAGTATCAAGAGCCTCTTCGTAGGGTGAGATAAATGGGAATTATCAGAACATGGCTCAATGACCATGATTTCATTGATAGACCAGACCGAAACGAAGTGCTAGAGGAGGTCGCCAAGGAATTCGACAAAATGAAATCCTTGGGTGACACAGCACAGAGTTTTGCCTCTTATGTGCGAAACATGAAAACCTGCCCTCCATGTTTGAATACTTGCGAACAAGGCAGAAACTGTCCTGCGAGGAACAAATGACTAAAGAAATATTGAAACTCGCATTAGAGGCGTTGGAAGACTTGGGAATGAAGCATTATGAAAGTACAGGTGAAGTACTTTACAAAGAGACATTCACCGCTATCAAAGAAGCCTTGGCCAACGAAGCCCTCGAAAAGATGGCAGAGAACGCCAGAGAGTTAGGGCTGGACTATGAGCCAGAGCAGGAGCCTGTGGCGTGGGAAGGTGGAGAAGGATGGGAATCATTGGCGTGGGAATTGTGCGCCGACGAAAACGGAGAGGATTCCTGCAACGAACTAATTTGGGAAGGCGGGCCAATTCCCGAGCCTTGGGGTGACCGTTGGATGAAATATGAGGAAGAAGCAAAACGATTGATTGCCCTTGTTCAGAAGCACACCACCCCACCACAGCGCAAGCCGCTGACGGATGAGGAGCTACAACCGATTGCTGACGAGTACCGCATTTTGTTTGGCAGTTGGGTGACAGACTTTGCCCGAGCCATTGAAGCCAAACTCAAGGAGAAGAATAATGGATGACGGCTATTACTGCGTTATCTGTGGGCGGTACATCGAGGCCGTTGATGGTGTGGTGGTGCATGACAACGTGCCGCACCCAGACATGGCGTTTGATGACGAGGAGAAGCCACAATGAATGAGCAACTGATGACACAAGAGGAGCTGGCATTCCGGTGGAAGATCAGCGAGGCGACACTGGAGCGCGACAGATCGCTCAAGCAGGGTGTTCGCTACCTCAAGATCGGCGGACTGATTCGTTACCGACCGCAAGATGTTCTTGAATATGAGGAGGCCTGTATGCACGAACCGAAAGCAGCCAAACTCAAGGAGAAGAACTCTTAGGTCAGAACTGCTAGTGCGTGATTGATGTGTTTAATGCGATCCTCAAGACCAATAAATCCACCATTGATTTTTTTAGTTAAGGTTTTATAGTCTTGGGAATCTGCATACTGGTTTAACTTATGCGTATCCCAGAACCACCCTGCCGTGAGTGCAGCGTACTGTGGTGTAGCCACAAGATCAGGGTTTGCCCAGAAGTCAACACCTAGAGCCTTCCCTGCGTGAAAATAAGAGCTAGAGCCTGTCAACTGTATACATCCTCTTCCTCGGAAACGCCACCCATCACCAGAGGCTTCATCTCTGTTACCCATACGATTTGAGTAAACAACATTGGCAATCAACTTAGGATTTCGCTGACACGCTTGAGCCTTTTCAGCATCAAAGCGTTTGGGCCATGTTTTCATCAGACCAGCCGCAGAATAAGATAAACCCTCTTCGAGCATCTTAAAGTTCCCACACTCATGCCCACATTGACCAATAAAAGCCGCTTTTCTAAAGTTGCTTGATATGTCAAAGCGTTCAAAAGTGGCATTCAGGGCATCTACCCACTGCTCACCAATATGAAGTTGTCGGAGTTGTTCTTTATTTACTGACATTTAGTAAATCTCTCATCTGGTTATACGAGTCCACACAAGCGTTCAAAGCGGCAGTATTCTTATCCCCTTGGGCGACTATTTCTGCGATGGCATCGATTGTTGCTCTTTCGGCATCAGAAGGTTCATTAGTCGGTCTGTCAGGTTGGCTGGTTGCTTTTGTATCTGCGATGGCAACGGAGGAATTTGTGGGGGCTTGTAAGTTACTGGTGGGGCAGAGGCGCAACTTGCCAGCACGATTGGCAACAGCAAGAGCAGTAGTTTTTTTGTTGATAGCATCATTGGCTTCCTGTAGTTTCAGAGATTGTTGATTAAGTTTCTCACCCATGTTTTGCTCGATCTGACGAGCCTCTTCATTCTTTTTGGCAATGGCAATCTTCATGTCGCCATCACGCTCTAGCCACCCATAGTGGTGTCCAACTCGGTATGTACCAAAGAGAGATACCAAAACACCCACAATGAGCCAAGGTAAAGGTATAGGTAACATTATTCAGCCTCTTTTCTTGCTTGAGCCAATTCTTCACGCTCTTGGTCATCTTCTAGGTGTTCAGGAGGAGTAGTTGGTGGTGGGCCAGGTGTCCAAGATTCATCCAACTCTGGGTTCTTCCAAACAGGCATAGCACCAAAGGGTTGACTAGGTAAACCATACGCAGATTGCGGAGGCGCATAGGATGAGTTAAAACCCCCTTGTGAGCCTTGATAACCCATTGGCTGACACATTGGTTGCGTTGGAGGATTAAACGCCCTAGAAGCACTAGACATAGCCCGTTTACCAATAACTCCACCGATACCACCAACGATCAACAGAACAATGTCATTCAGCATCTTGGTATAGGCTTGGTCAATCGGGGCCATACTCTTTATAGGCTGAGTCACGAACGTGACAGAATAGAGCAAAGCACCAACAATAAACATGAGGATAAGTGTGACTGCAATCACGACAAACCCCCAAATCCTTACCTCTATCTCTTCAGTTGTTAGGTTTAACTTCGTCAACTTTTTTCTCCAAGATTGGTGCTACTAAGTATTCGGGGCAAGTCTGAGTGAATTGGCATCTAGGTTTCTGGCAAGGTTCAGCATGAAAGTTATCTGGGTTCTGACAAAAATATCGGTACTTTTCCTCACAGCCAGTTAAAAGCAAAATAAGCAATAAATATCTCATTTACCCAAACCAACCTTTCCCAGTAGGAGATTAACAATTTTGTCCGACAAATCGTCAGGTAAGAACTTCAGAAAACCTAAAAAGTAAAGCGCAACACACCCGTAAACGAATATCTTGAGTGCTAAGTCAAAGGTCTTCTGGTACTCATTCACCGCCCACACCTTTTAGTGGTTTCGCAAAAGTCCATCAACTCATAGATACCAATAAACACCAATAAACATACAAAAGCAACACCACCAATGATGATTGCTAACTGTTGCATTTCTTCTTCTTCTTCTTTAGCCTTTTTCTCTGCCTTTGCTAAAGACCTTAGTTCTCTAGCATCATCTATGTCCATCTGGTCTTGGCGAGCTTTAATCTTGTTCCAAACGTCAATCTTGCCTGTAGTCATAAAGAGCATCTTCAACTCTTCTTCAAACGCCCTGGCTTGCTCAAGAGCCATCTCAATCTGGAGAGCAGTCCCCATGTTTGAGCCTTTGCTCTTCTTTGCCTCAATCAATGCCTTAGTAGCGGTACTCTTGGCATCGAACATCTTGCCAATCATCGGGGCAAGAGAACCTAAATCATTGGCGACCTTACTCGCCTTCTTAACCATCGAAATAGCTTGCTGAATGCCAGCTAGTGCCGTCATCGGATCGATCATTTCACCTTCTCCCATTTGAGACAGATAACCCTTCGGTTATACACATCTCCAACCCAAGTCCATTTAACACATCGGTACTCTATGGTTGCCGCCATTAGACGATCACGGAAAACACCAAACAATAATATAGCTACAAAAAATGACAAAACAACTGACACAAACCGCAGCAACAATTGCTTCGGCATAGTCTCTCATTACTCTGCCATAGTAAGTTGTGCATCCCCAACTTCTTTAGCCGCAGCGGGTACTGTAAAAGACTGAATAAATGCTGATCTAGTTGGAGCATCCATCAACTTCATCATTGAAGAAACAAACTCATTTGTTCTACCTTTAGGTATGCCAACAGTCATAAACTGAGCCAAAGCACCTGGGTTCATCATCAACTCAGACATCTGCTTGTTGTAAGCCTCTGCATTACCTCTTTGTAAATATTCAACAGCCGCCTTCATTACTGTATATGTTCTGTTCAAAAGTTGTGGTGCTTCTTTTAAAATTTCAGGGCCACCAACATCAAGCGCACCAACTTTTCTTGCAAGTTCTTTTGCTTTTGAATCCCGCTTTAGGTCTGCCAATACATTGTTAACGGCAGAAACCTCAGAGGGAGAAAGAACGTCAGACAACTTCTCAAACCTTGGAATGCCAGTTGATTTTTTAATTGTTCCTGCAGCGTTCTCAACAGCAGTAGCAAATTCACCAGCAGATTCCTTGCCCAAAGGAGTGTTTAAACTCTTAGACAAGTAGTCTCCAACTTCCATGCGGTTAAGTTTTTTACTGTAATCCGCATAAGAAGTAAGATATTTACTCCACAAGCCATCAGATGACTTATTTAATGACGCATCAATAAATTGCTTTGCATTACCCAAGGCTTTAGCTGCTTGTTGTGGGATTCCACCAGAAGCATATTGCTCACCAAGATTAAGCATTTTTGCAACATCTTGATTTGATATTTTCCTAATGTTTTCGTACACATCACGACTATTTAACAAACCATTTTCATCAGCCTTAGAAACAACTTTATCTCTAATGCCTTGCAAAACAGCTTTGCTTTGGTCAGATACAGTCCCACGAATAGCTTTGTCTAATTGATCTGTTAAATCGGATGCACGCAATGGAAAGAAGCCATTTTGCTCCAAGCTATTAAGTTGAAATTGTTTTAATTGAGCTTCACCACGCAACGTCCCTGCAAGTTCTTTATATGCCTTTGCACGACCTGTTGCTTCTGACGCAATATCACCCGCAGACAGCCAACCAGGTTGTCCTTTTGTTGCCACAGCTTGTTGGCGTGTTGCCGCTAAAGCTGTCATACCAGATGTTTGTTCAGCAGCAGCCAAGCTATTAAACTTATCTGAAATCTCTTTTTCTAACTTGGTAAAGATAGGGCCTGCAAGATTCGTTTGTTCTAGTGCAGTTTCACGCATTGGTGTAGTAATGCCTTCCCGTTCAGCAATCAAAGCAGCTCTTTGTGCTTCAGTACCAGCAACAGATTGAATTTCTCTTGCTCTAGCCGCTTGTTGTTCTACCAAACGCTCTTGGAACTGACCTGCTACTTTTGCTTTACTAGCAAGTTTACTCTGTGCTGCCGCAAGTTCAACTGCAGAAGGAATATCAGAAATAGCTTGTGCCGCAGTTGGTCTTGAGCCACTTACTAATTCTTTGGCATCACGCAATGCTTCAATAACTTTTGTTCTATCAGGGCCAGCAAGTTCATTTAACTGCTTTTGCATGAACTCTTGACGACCAGAAGGCGTAAGTCCTTTTAGGGTGTTTAAAAGACCACCAATAGCTTTTACACCACCCTCAACAACTGGCCCTAGTACAAAGCCTGTAGCCATTTGCTCTAGTTTGCGTTCACCAAACTGTTCAACAGGTGCATTTACTGGTTGTAAGGCACTTAAAGCTGCACCAGTGCTACCAGATCGGGCTATGTTACTAACGATACCAGCACCAGCCAAAGGAGCTTGTGTCGCCCCAACCAAGCGGTTAACAGGGCTAATAACATTGCCAAGCGTCTGATATGGGTCAAAACCACTACTGCCAACTCTTGCTCGACCTTCAGTAGTAGCTTTTTCAACATCGCTAACAAGTTGCGTAGCACCTTTTTTAATTTCGCCACCAAACAATCCTGTACTTGCTAATAGTTGATTAACTGCCAAAGCAGGATCAACTACCGCACCTTTAATCGTACGAGCAATAGGGCTACCAGCGCCAAACATCAATTCCGTGCTTGAAACAGGCGTTGTTTTTATACCAAGTTGGCTATAAAAAGTGTCTTTAGGTATGTCAGAGTAAAACTTTGAATGAAAAGCATCTGCCAACTGAGTATCAGTCATGTCTGAATACTGTGGATATTCTTTACGAATTTCAGCAATCGTAGCCATAAAAACTCCTTAACGAATACCCAATGGGTCAGACTTATTCTTTGCAGGTTTAGCAGCTTCACCTTTAAGGTAACGCCTTGATAGATTATCTAAGATTGCCAAGTTTGCTTCTTTTGTCATTCCTTCGCTACCAAGAGAATCCAAGTATGTTTTCAATTCAACATTTGAGTTGAGTTGTTGAGCACTCATGCCAGTAGCTTCTTTAACAGCATTTAACAACTGCAATCGGATGCTTTTTAGTTCATCACGTTTAGCTTGCTCTGAAGTACCAAATACACGACCACCCATTTGACCAACAGTTCCTGTTTGCAAAGATGTAACTAAGTTTGCGAGTGGGCCTTTTGAGGTACTTGTTATTCCACCCATTTTGGCTAAATCTTTGACTAAGGTTTCTGCTGTAGAAATTGTATCGCCCAAAGCAAGTTGACCTTCTTCAACCTTTTCAGCTTTTTCTTGAGCTTTAAGAACTGCCGCACTTGGGCCTTTAAGAGATGCAGTTAATTCTGCTATGTCTCTCTTAGATTGTGCTTGCAATTGAGCAATTTGTAATGCAGTAGCGCCTTGAACACGAGCCGCTTCAATCTTGGCATCAGCCGCAGTTTTAGCCGCTTCAATCTTAGCCTGATTAGCCGCATCTGCTGTTGCCGTTCTAGCTTGTGTGGCTTCTGTTCTGCTTGCAGATGCCGTCAAAGCCGCAATAACTCTATCTGGTGAACCATACTTAGTTAATACAGAAAGCACATCATCTTGTGTTGAACCTTGAGGAAGTTTAGACAACTCATCACGCAACTTTGTTTCTTGGTCAATAGACAATTGAGTCTTAGCTGCTGTTGCCAAAGATGCTGCTTGTGCTGCCCGTCTTTGTTGTGTTTGAGCCATCTCACTCTGCGCTTGACGAGCATATTGAGCCAAAGCCATAGCACCCTGTTGGTCTCCAGCTTGAGCCAGCATTTGAGCGCCTTGCAAGATGGACTCAGGATTGGTTTGGTCAATCTGTTGGGCAACAGAGTTACGAGTGCTGATTAACTTCAACTGAGGGTCTTCTATACCCATAGCACCCGCAAATCCACGACCTAGCTGACCAACACTAGCCTGAAGTCCTGCTTGAGCCGCAGCACCAGGCGATAGTTGCGCCATCGAGATGCCACGATTTAAGTCTTGTTGGTACTGTTGGTTTTGATACATTTGTGGAGTCAAACCAAACAGACCCGCTACGATATTTTCTGCCATGATGATTCCTTATAAGAACAAGCCGAGGTCTTGATTGCCATAAGCTAATCCAGTTCCAAATCCTGATGCACCTAAACCAGTTCCACTAAGCGCAGATTGAAGTCCACCACCAAACAAACCGCTTAATGACTGACCAACCATAGCATTAGGATTACCTGCGGCAGTCAAACCTTGAGCCAAAAGATTGCGTGTTGCATCAGCACTTGTTGCCAAACCTGCGCTGATCTGAGCGCCTTTTAAACCTAGTTGACCAACATTAAACCCTGCTTGTGCGCCAAGTTGACCCAAGTTGATACCCATATCGTATGGTTTTTGTCCCAAAGTCTCCAAGGCTTGTGCTTGTCCCAAAGCAGTTGTGTAAGGTGCATAAGCGGCCTGTTGACCACCATAGTAGTTACCCATTGCCGTAGCACCCTGACCAAGCAATCCTGCACCAAACAACACATCCCTCTGACCTGCTTGTTGAGCATTAGCCGCCAATTGAGCCTCTTGAGCAGCTCTAGCGTTATACAAAGCCTGTAGTTCAGGAGTAGTAGCACCCATAGTGCCACCTTGAGCCACAGAAAGACCGCCACGACCTTGTTGTTGGAGTTTGTTTTGCAGATTAGCAAGTTCCAACTCACGACCAGGTTGTAGCAAAGACATCTGTTGATTCAGATAGTTCTGAGCAACTTGTTCAGGAGACTGAGCCAAGTATTGATTACCCAAACCAAATAGACGTTGTGCGCCTGTTTGAAGAGGAGCAAATTGTCCTTGTGCTTGTTCTACTTGTGTCAGACCTTGATTAGACAAAGCCATGAAACGATCTTGTTGGGCTTTTACATCAGGTGTTAAGTTATAACCCGCACTAGATAATCTGCCAGTAGCAGGATCAAAGCCAAACTGAGATGTTCCAAACCTAGTTGTCATGCCAATAGGTCTAAACTGAGCCGCATCTTTAGCCGCTTTTGTCTCGGCATCAATCATGGCTTGCGCCCGTTGAGCCGCTTCCCTTGAAGTTTGCATCTGCAAGAGATTACCCGCAGTACCAAGACCGCCAGAGATCAGATTGGCAGTAGAAGAACCCAATCCACCCAACAAACTTGACAGTCCCGCCGATCCTGCCGCATTGAGCAAAGGATTTGATGTCGATGCAGGGGTAGTTGCAGGTGTTGTTGCGGGTGCAGTTACTTGGGGTACTGTTAATGGTGTACTTGGTTGAATCAACGGAATAGTTGCCGCAGTCACATCAGTAATACTAGATGGTCTTTCTCCAATAATAGTCTGAGTTGCCATAGACGGAGTAGCCAAGGCTGGTACTACTGCCGCAGCAACACTGGCAACCTCTTGTGCAGTAATTGGTCTGCCACTGTTGATGACTGTTTCAGCAATAGTAGTAGCTTGTGCAGGAGTTACGTTTGGTATGAGTGAAGTAACTGCACTTGCTATTTCTTGAGTTTGTGCAGCTTGGTTAGCAGTAATTGTTTGTTGTGCAATAGGTTGATTTACTGCCGTTACTGTACCTGCTAAAGCACTGACAAGTTCTTGATTTGTTATAGGTCTGTCACTGGTAATAATCTGTTCAGCAACAGTATTTGTAATGTTTGGTGAGATAGCAGATACGGCATCAACCAAATCAGAAACTTTTAAGTTCTGACCGCTTGAAACTATAACTTCCGCTTGAGTCTGTGCTTGTTGAGCAGTTACGTTTGGTACTGTAGCTATTACCGCATTAGCAATTTCTTGCGTAGAAGCTACTCTGTCTCCAGTAACTTGCACATTAGCCAAGTTAGAAGTTGTAGTAGGCGTAACTGTTGATACCAAAGCACTGACTACTGGCTGTATGGCATTAGAGTTTGAACTTGTGATAATCTGTTCTGCAACACTATTTGTAATGTTTGGCGAAACAGAAGAAACAGCACTTACCAAGTCATTAGTAGTTAAATTTTGACCACTTGAAATCAATACTTCTGCTTGTGTTTGAGCCTGTGAAACAGTGACATTAGGTACTGTCGCAAGAATCGCATTTGTAATTTCTTTAGTAGATGCCAATCTATCGCCTGTAACTTGCACATTTGCTAAGTTAGAGTTAACGGATGAAACTAAAGCACTAACTACTGGTTGAATAGCATCTGAATTTGAGCTAGTGATAATCTGTTCAGCAACAGTATTTGTAATATTGGGAGAAACAGCAGATACAGCACTTACAAGGTCACTTGTTGTTAAGTTCTGACCACTTGTAATCAAGACTTGTGCTTGATTTTGCGCTTGTTGAACAGTCACATTAGGTACTGTCGCAAGAATAGCATTTGTAATCTGTTGCGTAGATGCTAAATTATCTCCTGTTACGTTAACTGTACCTGCTTGGGTTGTTGGTGTAGATACAGAAGGAAGACCTGCAATAGTATTTGCAAGAGCTGTATTTGTTTCAGCACCAGACAACAAACCTTGCCCTGTAACTTGTAAATTTGCTAGGTTGGCGGGTGTTCCTACAGTAGAAGCAAGTTGACTATTAACTAAGTTTAATGTCGCTTGATCCACCATTTGAGGTTGAGTAGCACCAGTTACATTTACAGTTTCCGTAGTTGGAGTAGTTGCTACAGTAGTTGTAGGTGTGGTTTCTTGAGTAGTTGGTGTAGTAACCAAACCACTTAATAGACCACCTGTACTTACAGCAGGAGTAGTTGTGCCAGTAACATTTACAGTTCCAGGTATTGGTAATGATGGGACAGGAGTGCCTGTTATAGAAGATATTGCTCTTTGAACAGTTATGTCGTTATAACCACCAGCCGTTAAAGTATCAGCAATTTGATTTGTTGATAAACCTTGGCTTGCTAAATTCTTGGCATCTTGAACAGCAAACTGACGCTCTGTCAGTCCAACGTCAGCAGTAGAACCTGTAGCAAGATAGTTGTCTAATGTAGATGCGCCATAAGAAGCAGCACCACCAAGCAAAGCACCTTTAAGAATATCTTGTCCTGTGCCACCTGCTATTGCAGTTGTACCACCACCAATAGTCGCTCCAGTTAGACCTGCCAACGTAGAGCCAGTAGTGCCTGTTAAGCCTCCGAGAAGACCTGTGAGACCTGGCAAGCCAACAGTAGATGCTGCCAATCCAATGACAGGAGCAGCAGCAGCCAACAAACCTTTATCACCACCACCAGCAAAAGTACCTCTATCAATTACTTCACCAGTTTTAGGATTAAATGTTTCCCAATTAGCCGTATTGTTAGGGTCTACTCTTGTCTCATAAACAACTTGAGGAAGACCTGCAATCTTTGCTTCAATGTCATCGCCTTCAATGACAGTACCACGGGCAGTAGGAATTACATTAGCCGATGCTTTAGTGGTAGCAGAACTAACAGCAGGAATTGTATCAACCAATGTTTGAGCAACGGCAGGACTAGCCGCAGCCTGAGTAATAATTGGAGGAGTTGTAGCTACAGTATTTGTCTGTTGTACTTGTGCAATAGCTTGCGGAGTGCTAGACGGAACTTCGTTCTTGAACTGAGATAAGGAATCAATAACAGCTTGGTTATAAATTGCTGTACCTTCTGCATTTGTATGCAAAGCGTCTACTAACAATTTCTTGTTTTGCAGAATCTCACCTTGTACACCTACCAAAGCAACATTTTTGTTTTCTTTAGCAATGTCAGTAAATATCTGGTCAACTTTAGGGTCAAAGTTGTTATTGATTACATCGTCAATAGACTTAGCATAAGGTGATCCAGTAAGAACAACATTGACACCTTGATCGCCTAGCGTCTTAACAATCTCGCTAATATTGTCTTTAATAGTTCCTTTATCTACGCCTTGTAGAAAGTCAACTCCACCTGTTTGCAGGTAAACAGTAGAGTTAGGGTCAAACTGACCACCACCAGCTAAGAATGTATTGAGTTGAGTAAGAGTGTCAGCAGTGGTTGCACCACCCACAGCATAGTTAGATGTTGCTTGACCTGTAGCGGCTGTTAATTGTTCTGGCAATGCAGTATTAAGGCTATTCCAACTAGCACCCGCCAAGATATTGCCACTTAGCAAACCACCTGATTTACCACCTGTAGCGTTGGCTACATCTTCTGCTGAAATGCCATACTGACGCATCTGCGCTTGTGTACTAGCAGCATCTGGGCTTGTAGCAAGAAAATCACGAATGATTCCGTACAGGGTATCCGCAGAACCACCTGTATTAAGTTGGTAACGCAATGCGTCAGAAATAGCCATGATTGCTCCTTATTGTGGCTCAACAGGCCAAGTAATTGTCCAAGGAAAGCCTTCTTGAGAAGGAATATCCCTCAATGTTTGGCAGTAATCTTTCCACTCTTGAGATGGTGTCATATCGCTACGAAATCTCCAATCAGTCTCAGATAACTTAGCATCCCTAGAAGCACGAACACTCTTAGCCTGTTCAGCATCCTTAGAAGCCTTATAAGCTACTTCTTGTTCAGCAGCAGTAGTAGTTATACCATCTACCACTTGGTCAATAAAGACAGGGCCAAGAACATACTTGGTATACCACTTACCATCAACCTGCTCAACACCAGAGGCTTGAGAGTATTGGTAAACAGTACCGCCTGTAGCTTGTGCGCCTTCAAAGACTACATCAGCACCCAAAGACTCTAAGACTTCAGTTGTTGTTGTCTCCCATGATGGGCCACCATTGGCTTTTGTGTATGCACGAAATTCTGCTTCGTACATGACTTGTCCATTATTTGTTCTGATTTGCATTTTAATTACCTCAAGCAATTGCTAAAAATATGTAGGTTGCGCTACTGGTGTTGGCATTAGAACCAGACACCTCATTAACAACAAACCCTGTGCTGTCTGTGTCTAACCAATCTTCACCAGTGACTTCTGCATTTGTGTTATTTAATTCAAGGTAGGGGTCACTACCAGAAACAATACCTCGTGCAGAATCTGAAATCATCCAATCACCAGTTGAGTCTGTTCGCCTGATTAAGACAAACCTAGCACCGCCAGTAAATCCACAGTTGATTGTTTGGCTAGAGCCATTGCCTGTGTAGCTTCCTACTTTAGAAACACCAGCGCAGGTTGCAAATAGGTAGGCGACATAGGTAACTGTATTGGCGTTAGTGTCTCCTGCGCTACCAACAGTAAAAACACTTGAAGTTGGCGCAACATATGTACTGTCATTTCCAAAATAAATAGCTAAATTGGTTGTAGAAAATGCACCTGCTCCATTCAATTTACCGACTTGGCTTAAAGCAGTTGAAAGAACTCGCCACTCTTGTGACCCATTGTTTCGTGCTTTACATATCACCAACTCTGGCGCAACACCTAAATTGTGGGAAATTTGCCTGTTAGCACTACCCGTCCCTGTATAGCAAACCACATCCATAAACGATGGAGCACGTCTCATTGCCCACCCAATGTACGTTGATGTTGAAGCACCATTGATCTCGTTTGTCCCACCGCCAGTAACGGGAAGACCAATTACATTTTGTGCGTTATTAAATGAAACAATGTTGTCAGAGTAACTTTGTTGAGCACCTGTGGTATCTGTTGCTAGAAATACACCACCCATTAAACGTGCATGGTTTAACGGGTCTCTACTTCCATCATTTCTGATTTTGATAATGTCCATATCTACAGGAAACCCTGCGCTAATATTTTGTGCCGCACCATTTGCACCAACATAAGCAATAGGACTAAACACACTAGTCCCACTTGTAGGCACTTTCATTGGGCCTCTACGAATGGCTATGTAGATATGGTCTGTGGATGTGCCTCCGTTATATGCAAAACCTGTAGCGTTAAAACTTTTGCCAGTCTGCGTTACTTCTTCGTCTGACAAGTTAGGCCGTAGCAAAG